TAGGTTTTTCTTTTGGCAGTTCTGCCGTTTCGGACGGCGGAAAATACACGCTGAATATCGATAAGGAGTGCAAAGTCTGGGAAGAAAATCAGCGGAGTCAGGCGGTAACTGAAAATATTGAAAATTTGTACCAGTTGCTGAATGATGCCAGAGTCAACTACGTTTCTCAGCTTGTCGGAAAGCCTGTCGAGGTCATCATAGAAGATAATTCTTTCAGGGATTTCAGAATTCTGACGGAGGTGCTTTGAAATGAAAGTAACAGTATCAGGCGGAAAAATGTCCGTGGAAGAACAAAGAGCATATATTGACCATCTGAAAAAGGCACATCCTGACAGAATTATCACAGAACTGCAAATTACCATTGACGGCGAGTTTGTGGGATTAAGATACAGATATGACGTTGTTCCGTTTCAGAGAATTCGCAGAATCACGGGCTATCTGGTCGGCACTCTTGACCGTTTCAATGATGCCAAGTTTGCCGAAGTCGGTGACCGTGTCAAGCATGGGTGAGGTATATTTTTATGAGTAAGAATAATTTTAGTCCGGAAATTATCGGCAAGGCTCTCGAAATTACTGTGAAGGAGCAGATAACAGAAAATGTCCTTGTTTCCCATAATTCGGCTTCCAATAACTACAGAATCCAGATTTGGAAGGACGGTGTTTCGGCAGGTGCGGTCATTCACGGTATCAAAAAATGGAATCAAATGATAAAATTATTTGAAGATTACTGCACCGACCTGAAAAAAGCCACCAACGCTCTGGATTCCTCGGCTCATGTCACGCTGATGATTCTGAACGATTTGAACCAGTTTCAGGCACTCGCAACCATCACAGATGGTGCAACGCTGTACAATTTCATGGAGGAAAAAGCCAATGCAAAATGAAAATCTTTGTGTCTGCTGTGGTGACAGTATTCCGGAAGGGACACAGGTCTGCAACAAATGCCAGTCAAAATATGAAATTCGCTGGGGCGACAGCATCATGCAGAAAGTGTATGAGAAAGGCTTCCGTGATGGTCAGCAGGATATTCTTGTTTCTGATAATGCCTATAATGTGACCGTGAAAGTCAGCCGTTCTGAACTGAGGGAGCTTTTTAATGAAGTGTTCCATGAAACGATGGGTGATTTTATTTTTCCGCTGAACGAAAAGCTGAAAATCGTCTGCGGTCACTGCATCATGGATTTGGTGGATTCTCCGGTTTCTCCGCAATACCGATGCCGCACGGCGGAAAAGAACTGTGAAAACTGCATCTCCGCATGGCTCAGTGAGCTTTCTGCTGATGATGTATAGTACACAATACAAAGGATTGATTTTCCTCGATATTCTGTGCTTTTAGATACTTGCTATTCTCCGGAAAGTATGCTAATATAGCATACAACGGAAGGGCAAACACCCACCGAATACAAACTAAACGGAGGATATTCCCATGACAAAGAAAGAACTGAAAGCCGCACAGGATAAGCTGAAAATGCTCCAGAACGGCAAGGCAGCCACCGAGCAGATGAGCAATGAGGACTGTTTCCGGATTTACGGCATCTCCAAAGCACAGGTTCTGAAAAATCTCAGTTCGGCAATCACCGGAACGGAGCAGGACATCCACAGGGCAGAACATCCGCTGACGGGCATCGACAAGAAACTCGCACAGATTGCCGTAACTCATATTACTGCGATGGCAGAACGTGATGACCTCGAAATCCGTCACAATGACAGGGATGATTTTTTTGAAGTTCCTGTCTGGGAGCTGAAAGCGGCACTGAAATCTGCCTACAGAGCAGGATGCAGGAAAGGCGGATATGATGACGGAATCCATAATATGTACGATCAGTTGAAGGCACTCACAAATATGTTTTTCTATCTTTCCACAAGCGGTGTGTGGTCAGAAGACAAGGTAATGGAAACGCTTCTGGAAATTTTCGACCCGCTGGAGCTTGAAGAAATGGGCTACGGCGAACGGATAAAGCCGTTCATGGATGAAAACTATTGATTTCACACCAAGGCAGACAAAAGGAGTTTTTTATGCGGACAATCAGACTTTACAGCAATCCTGCGGTAAATCTTGTAGGGATTGATATGTACACGCACACGGCAGATGATTATGAAGAAATTCTCCGTTCTGCAATCGAAGGAGAAACCATCGACCTGAATGAATTTGCCGAAGACCTGAATGCTGAACCTTTCTACAGCAAAATTCAGGAAATCAGAATGACCGTGGAGCGATACCGGAAGCACGTTTATGCCGTGGCGGTCTGCACAGTATCGGATAATTGGAATGATGCTGATGATACACCAATGCTGAAATGGTTCATGAACATTGAGTATCAATATGGCTGGGGTGCTGAATTTGACGGAAAGACACTTCATACTTTCAAGCGACCGGAAACTTTTGAGATGACTGCTCCCAACGGGGAACGGTTCATGCACACCTGTGACATGGAGTATGAAATTCATCTGATGTTCTGGCATACCATGCTGAAATTCCAGACCGAAGAAGAATTGAAAAAATAATTGACAAATCCAGCTCTTCCGCAAGGGGGAGCTGTTCTCATATATACATTTATAATAGAGGTGATTTTGATGGGACTTTTTTCAGGATTATTCAAATCCCGTGACAAACCAAAGAACAGCTACGACAGTCCGTCCTACACTTATTTCTTTGGACGGACTCACGCTGGAAAACGAGTCAACGACCGCACGGCACTGCAGCAGATTGCAGTCTATGCCTGTGTTCGAGTGCTTTCAGAGGCGATTGCACAACTGCCACTGCATTTATACAAATACACCGATGAGGGAAAAGAGCGAGTGCCGGAGCATCCGCTTTATTTTTTGCTTCACGACCAGCCAAATCCAGAAATGACGAGTTTTATTTTTCGTGAAACGCTGATGAGTCACCTGCTTATTTATGGAAATGCCTTTGCACAGATTATCCGCAACGGCAGAGGGGAAGTCCTCGGACTGTATCCGCTGATGCCTGATAAAGTTCGTGTTGACCGTGATGAACAGAACAGACTTATCTATAAATACAGCCGATATGATGAAGCAAATCCAAATCTGAAAGAGCAAGGAGAAATTATTCTTCCTGCGGAGCAGGTTCTGCACATTCCGGGGCTTGGGTTTGACGGACTTGTGGGCTATTCGCCTATCGCTATGGCAAAAAACGCTATCGGCTTGGCGGCTGCCTGTGATGAATACGGAGCGACATTTTTTGCGAATGGTGCATCGCCTTCTGCGGTGCTGGAACATCCGGGCGTTATCAAAAATCCGGAGCGTGTCCGTGATGCATGGCGGAAAGCCTACGGTTCAGGGAATGCCCACAAAGTAGCAGTTCTCGAAGAGGGCATGAAATATACTCCTATCAGTATTCCTAATAATGAAGCTCAATTCCTCGAAACGAGGAAGTTTCAGATTGAGGAAATCGCAAGGCTGTACAGAGTGCCGCTTCACATGATTGGCGATTTAGAACACGCTACGTTCAGTAATATCACAGAACAATCGCTGGAATTTGTCAAATACACGCTTGACCCGTGGCTTGTACGCTGGGAACAGGGAATGCAGAAAGCACTGCTTTCAGATTCTGAAAAAAAGCAGTATTTTATCAAATTCAATGTCGATGGTCTGCTCCGTGGTGATTATACAAGCAGAATGCAGGGCTACGCAACAGCTCGGCAGAATGGCTGGATGTCAGCGAACGATATCCGTGAACTTGAAGATATGAATATGATTCCGGATGAACTGGGAGGTAATCTGTATCTCTGTAATGGCTCATTCACAAAATTGGAAGACGCTGGGGCTGCTTATCAGGAAAAAAACGAAAGCGATGGTGAATCAAATGAGTAAAAAAATTGAAATGACAGGCAAACAGTTTGGCAATTTAACTGTTATTGGAGAATCTGGAAAAATTGACGGTCAGATTGCGTGGAGATGCGTATGTGATTGTGGAAATGAAGTGATTGTCAGAGGGTATTATTTAAGGTCGGGTCATACGAAATCCTGCAAAAGATGTAATACCTACATCAATCATGGTGATTACACAGAAGTTAGGGTGAAAAACCAACGCTCTTTTTTTATTGATAGTGCCGATGTTGATTTGGTTAAAACACATCAGTGGTCAGTTCAGTGTGATGGCTATGTGAGTGCATATGACTCAAGTGAAGGTGTCATCAGTCTTCATCAATTTCTGATGGGTTTTCCGCAGTGTATTGTGGATCATGCGGATAGAAATCCATCTAACAACCGTCGCAGTAATCTTAGGCTTGCTACCCATATTGAAAATATGTACAACCGCAAACGTCAATCTAACAATACCAGTGGGTATATTGGGGTTTGTTTCAACAAAAATGACAAAGCGTTTATTGCAAGAGTTACTGCAAAAAGAATAACATATCTGTTAGGCAGTTTTAAATGTGCTAAAGATGCCGCACTGACACGTGATTTAGCAGCTTTACGTTATCAAGGGGAGTTTGCTCACCTAAATTTTCCGATTGAGGAAGTTCTGAAATATGGAGAGACCAATCCACTGAAAGAAGAATATTCCTTCACTATAAAAGCAAGCCAAGATAAAACAATTGATAGAGGGGGATGAAAATGAAACATCAAATCAGTGACTTGTACCAGATGCAGTCACTTCCGCTGGATATCAAAATTATCATGACACAGCGTAGACTGCTGGACTGGTACAATCATTATGACGGCATGGTATACTGTTCAGTGAGTTTTGGCAAGGATTCTACCTGCCTTTTGCATATTATCCGCAGTATTCCTTATCTTTCCGATATTCCAGCCGTGTACGTTAACACTGGATTAGAGTATCCCGAAATTAATAATTTCATGAGAAATTTTGATAATGTAACTGTTCTCCGACCAAAGATGAACTTCCGGCAGGTCATTGAAAAATATGGCTACCCTGTTGTTTCCAAAGAAGTCAGCAGACGTGTGCAGTATGCAAAAAAGGCTGTCGCTGAGGGACGTGAAGCCACTCACGGCGATTATCTGAAACTCTGCGGACTGGCAGTTGATAAAAACGGCAATAAAAGTCAGTTCAACTGCGAAAAATGGAAGTTTCTGCTTGATGCTCCTTTCAACTGTTCTTCCGAATGCTGTACAGTGATGAAGAAAAATCCGCTGAAACAGTACGAAAAAGAGACAGGCAGAGTGCCAATTGTAGCGACAATGGCTTCTGAAAGCCGTTTACGAAAGGAACACTGGCTGATTCACGGCTGTAACGCTTTTGATGCCAAAAGACCGATGTCACAGCCGATGTCTTTCTGGACGGAGCAGGATGTTCTCGAATATCTGGTGAAATACCAAGTGCCGTATGCGTCTGTATATGGCGATATTTTGCAGGACGATAGTGGAAAATATTACACCACTGGCGCACAGCGAACCGGCTGTATGTTCTGTATGTTCGGCTGTCACCTCGAAAAACAGCCTAACAGATTTCAGAAATTAGCAGAAACACATCCGAAAATTTATGATTATTGTATTCACGGTGGTGCAGAAGTGGACGGCATCTGGCAGCCGGATAAAAATGGCTTAGGACTGGGAAAAGTCCTTGATTACATCGGCGTGAATTATGAAAAGGAGGCTGATTCAGAATGAGCAGGAAATTCTGGAACTGGGTAAAAAATGAAGAAACCAACGAAACAGAGCTGATTTTTAACGGTCCTATTTCGGAAGAAAGCTGGCTGGGCGATGAAATTACTCCTGCTATCTTCCGTGATGAACTGGCTAAAGTTAGCGGGAATTTGACCGTTTGGTTGAATTCACCAGGTGGAGATTGCCTCGCAGCGAGTCAAATTTACACCATGCTCCGCAATCACAAGGGCAAAGTTACGGTCAAAATTGATGGTATTGCGGCATCTGCGGCAAGCGTAGTGGCTATGGCTGGTGATGAAACACTCATCTCCCCGACTGGCTACCTGATGATTCATAATCCCGCCACAATTGCTATGGGAAACAGGGCTGACATGGAAAAAGCAATTGACCTTCTCGATGAAATCAAGGAAGGGATTATCAACGCATACGAAGAAAAATCCAGTCTGAGTCGTGCCAAAATCGCACACATGATGGATGAAGAAACATGGCTCAATGCCAAGAAAGCCCTGAATCTCGGCTTTGTAGACGGGATTCTGTTTGCAAAGAACGAACCGCAGAAAAAGCCTGAATCTGAACCGGAGGAAGAACCTGAACAGGAAACTCCGGAGGAAGATACACCCGAAGAGGAGGAAGATGACAAGCCGAAAGAAAAAAATCTGACTGCTATGTCCTATTCTTCTGCAAAAACGATGGACAGCCTGATGCAGAAACTGTCCGCACTGTACAAGCCCCAAAAGGGTACACCCATCGACCAGCTTGAAAAAAGACTGGCACTTCTCAAACGATAAAAGGAGGAATTTATCATGACCATTCAGGAACTTATGGAAAAAAGAGCGAAACTCTGGGATGAGGCAAAAAATTTCCTTGACACCAAACGCAGAGATGACAGCGGTACTCTTTCTGAAGAAGATGAAGATACCTACACCGCAATGGAAAATCGCATTACTGCCCTCGACAGGGAAATTGACCGTCTGACACGTCTCGAAAATCTCAAACAGAAAATGAATGCTGCTACCACACAGCCCGTTGTAACAATGCCCGGCACTCATGTGACTGCTCCCGAAAAAGCATCAACTGCAACTGACGAATACAAGGCGGCTTTTTGGAACAACATCCGCAACCGCAACTGGATTGATGTCAGAAATGATTTGCAGGTCGGTACGGATTCCGAAGGCGGCTATCTTGTGCCGGACGAATTCGAGAAAAAGCTGATTGAAGCACTCGAAGAAGAAAATGTATTCCGTCCGCTTGCAACTCGCATCCAGACTTCCAACGGTGACCGCAAAATTCCTGTGATTACCCAGAAAGGCGAAGCGGCGTGGCTTGAAGAGGAAGAATCTTATTCCCTTTCCGATGATGCTTTCGGTCAGATTTCGCTGTCTGCCTACAAGGTTGGTACGGCTATCAAAATCTCCGAAGAACTGCTCAACGATTCTGTTTTTGACCTTCCGGCATACATCGCTAAGGAGTTTGCCCGCAGAATCGGCACAAAAGAGGAAGAAGCCTTTCTTATCGGTGACGGTAAAGGCAAACCGACCGGTATTTTCAATGCAACTGGCGGTGCGGAAGTCGGTGCTACGGCAGGTGCAGCCATCACTTTTGATGATGTCATCGAACTGTTCTATTCGCTGAAAAGTCCGTACCGCAAAAAAGCAGTCTGGATTATGAACGAACAGACCATCAAGGTTCTCCGCAAGCTCAAGGATTCCACCGGAAATTATCTGTGGCAGCCCAGCGTGACCGTTGGTCAGCCGGATACCATTCTGAACCGTCCGTATGTCACTTCTGTGTACGCACCTGCACTTGCCGCAAATCAGAGACCCATTGCTTTCGGTGATTTCTCATACTATTGGGTGGCTGACAGACAGGGCAGAAGCATGAAGCGACTCAATGAATTATTCGCTATGAATGGACAAATCGGATTCCTTGCATCACAGCGTGTTGACGGAAAACTTATCCTGCCGGAAGCAGTCAAGGTTCTGAGCATCAAGAAATCTTCATGATTACACTGAAAGAGGCTAAGAACTATCTCCGTGTTGACTTTGATGAGGACGACAGGCTGATTTCTGATTTGCTGCTGACTGCCAAAAAACTCTGTATGGACGTTGGCAGAATGACAGAAGAACAATTCGAGGAAAATGAGGACACCACCAGAACGGCAATGCTGTTCACGGTGTCCTATCTCTACGAAAACCGCAATACTGCGGACTTCAAGAAATTGACACTACAGCTCAGAGCGATTTTATTTGAACAGAGAGAGGGTGTTGTCTGATGGAAATCGGAAATATGAACCAGAGAATCACAATTCTTGAAAATCATGCAAAGAAAGACAGCATCGGCAACCACCTGAATGTCTGGGAAGAAATCACATCATGCTGGGCAGAGGTGAAAATCAGAAATCTGCAAAGCTCCTCTGAAAAGACAGATACGGGGGTAACACGGGAAATCAGGACGGTTGTTTTCACGGTTCGCCAGAGTCCTAATCTGTACTACATCAATTCTACTACTCATAAAATTTTATTCCGCAATAAAATTTATAACATCATTTCTGTACAGGTTGACTTTGCAAAAGGCGGATATATGACGATAATCTGTGAAATCCATGAGGCAGGTGTGAAAGATGACATCTATTGATAATCTGGCTGAGGAAGTCATGAAAGGCTTGCAGGAATACTGCGAACTTGCTGATGATGAAATGAAGAAAGCTGTCCGAAAAACGGCGACTTCTGTCAAAAAGGAAATCTCTGCCAATGCTCCAAAACGAACAGGTGCTTATGCAAAAAGCTGGACTTCCTCCAGAGTCAAGGAAACAAGCCACAATCTGCAAATGACGGTTCACAGCCGTAACCGCTACAGGCTGGCACATCTCCTTGAAAAAGGTCATGCCAAACGTGGGGGCGGTCGTGTGGAAGGTCATCCGCATATTGCTCCTGCCGAGAAAAACGGCGAAGAACTGCTTGAAAATCTCATCAGAAAGGCAATCTCATGACCTACGAAGAAATCAACGAAATGATAATGGAAACGAATCTTCCGTATGCCTATCATCACTTTGCAGAGGGCGAGTCACCCGACCCGCCTTTTCTGCTCTTTTTGTCTCCGAGAGAGAACACATTCGGTGCGGACAATCTGATGTATCACAGTTTCAAACAGCTTGACATTGAATTGTATACTGACAGAAAATCCCCTG